AAACCAGACAAGAAGTAATTGACTTTCTGCTCTAGTTGAACTACACTTATATTTTATTATGGAGAGCTAAATGTCTAATGATTTCTTGTGGGTAGAAAAGTATCGGCCTCGTAAGATTGCTGATACCATTCTACCTAAATCTCTCAAAGAAACCTTCCAAGCTATTGTAACCAGTGGACAGATGCAGAACATGATGTTCACTGGGACTGCTGGCTTGGGTAAAACTACTGTAGCTCGAGCCCTGTGTAACGAGATGGGGCTCGACTATATCGTCGTCAACGGATCAGAAGAGGGTAACATTGATACTCTTCGTGGTAAGATCAAGCAGTTTGCTTCTTCTATTTCATTGTCTGGTGGCTACAAGGTTGTAATCCTCGATGAGGCTGACTACCTCAATCCTCAGTCCACCCAGCCAGCTCTTCGTGCGTTCATTGAAGAGTTTAGCAACAACTGTCGCTTCATCCTCACCTGTAACTTTAAGAACCGTGTGATCGAGCCGCTTCACTCTCGTTGTAGCGTGTATGAGTTCAACACGACTAAGCATGTTCTTGCTGGATTAGCTGGTCAGTTTATGAAGCGACTCGAGTTCATCCTCAAAGCTGAGGGTGTTAAGTATGAACAGCAAGCTATCATCGATTTGATTATGAAGTATGCACCTGACTGGAGGAGAACAATCAATGAAGTTCAACGCTTGGCTAACACTTCTGGCGGTATTGCTATTCGTGAACTTGGGTCTTTTCAGTCTGCAGATAGCTTTAGCGATCTTGCACTAGCACTGAAAGCAAAAGACTTTAAGAAGATGCGCTCTTGGGTTGTCAATAACCAAGACATCGATTCATCTGCAGTGTTTCGTGGTTTGTATGATCGCATGAATGATCTTGTGCAGCCTCAAAGCATTCCTCAGTTGGTTCTGACCCTTGCTGACTATCAGTACAAGGATGCATTTGTTGCTGACCATGAGCTGAATATGGTTGCTTGTATGACTGAGATCATGGCTGGAGTTGCATTTAAGTGACTCCCTTTGATTATTTGAATACCATCAACGACACCAAGCAAGATATAATGGAGAGTGAAGAGGATGAGCGTAGCTACGTTCCTTTTGTTATCAATCGCAGTTTGTCTTATTTTGCTGATACTGTTGGTCTGGCCAACGTAGTAAATCAGCACCACCACATCGATAAGAAGCTACAATATCACTTCCTTATAAATATCATACGAAAGCGGAAACGCTTCTCGAAATGGATTAAACCTGACTTAGTTAGTGATATGGAAGTAGTGAAACAATATTATGGCTATAGCAACGATAAAGCTCGCCAAGTTTTTCATCTTCTATCACCTGAGCAAATAGAAGAATTAAGAAAAAGGGTGAGCAAAGGTGGAAGAAAGTAACATTGTACAGTGGGCTCCGACAGATATGTTGGAAATCACACTTAATGAGCCAGATGATTTTCTAAAGGTTCGTGAGACGTTGACACGTATTGGCGTGGCGTCTCGTAAAGATAAAAAGTTATATCAATCATGTCACATCCTGCATAAGCAGGGACGATACTTCATTGTGCACTTCAAAGAGCTATTCATGCTAGATGGCAAGAAAGCTAACCTTGAAGAGAATGATGTAATGAGACGCAATACAATTACAACATTGATTAGCGATTGGGGGTTGGTTAATATCCAATCTACTAAACCGTTGCAGTGTGCACCCCTGCGACAAATTAAGATCATTTCTTTTAAGGAAAAGGATGAATGGGAGCTCTGTCCAAAGTACAATATAGGCAATAAGTAATATCTGATATTCCTATAGGTAATAGCTGATCTCTCCTAAATAAAGTGCACTAAAATAGTAAACATTAAGAGAGAATTATGACACACACACTAAAAGCCATTTTGCAGGCAATCGTAAATGTATTTTACAAACCTGTTAAATACTCACAATACCGCGAAACTTTTAAAGCTTTGGATAAGCTAAACGATCGTGACTTGTGGGATATGGGAATTACTCGTGGTGATATCGAAGATATTGCTGCTGGTCGTTACCGTAAATCGTAACAACTAACAACACACACAGGAGACTACAATGGATAAATCTAAAAACCCTTTTGAAATTCGCTACGATGTTCTCAATATGTCTAAAGAAATTCTTGACCGTGCATACGAGACCAATCGTGAGATTGCTATGCGTGCTTTTGATCTTGCTGGTCAGAATTCTGAACAGGCTATGGCTGCTTGGGAAAAGTATGTTCCAAAGATGTACACACCCGAAGAAATCAAAAAGAATGCTGAAATGCTATATGAGTTTGTGACTAAAAAAGATCACCAATGATAGATCCAGATCACTCATACTTTAAATCTCTTCCTGAGAAAAAAGTCATAGGTAAGTAATGTTACCATAATGGTAAGAACAAATAAATAAGGGCGCTGAGGCGCCCTTTTCTGTTGCTAACCAGCTTGATTTGTTGTATAATTATAGCAGTATATTATGGAGACTACTTTGGACTTTTACACATCTGTCAACCGTTATGGTAACGACATCCTTCTTCGCGGATTCAAGCAAGGTCAGCGCATTGCTCAGAAGATTCGCTTCACACCTACACTGTACACTCCTATCGACAAAGAGACTGGGTGGAAGACTCTAACTGGGCAGAATGTTATGCCTCGTGACTTTGACACGATGCGTGATGCGGCAGACTTCATGAAGCAGTACGATGGTGTCGATAACGTAACTGTATATGGCACTACTAACTATGTTACGCAATTCATTACCGAATACTATCCTAAAGAGATTAAGTTTGACCGAGACAAGATCAACGTTACCACTCTCGATATCGAGGTGGCATCTGACCAGGGGTTCCCTGGCCCTGACGAAGCTGCCCACACTGTCATCTCCATCACCTGCAAGAACAATATCGATGGCGTCTACTATGTTTGGGGATTGGAAGACTACGACCCCTCAAAGTGCCCAGTCGTCGACCAATCAAAGATCAAATACCGTAAGTGCACGGACGAAGTAGATCTGTTGCTTGACTTTGTTCACTTCTGGCATAGCCCAGCGACTTGCCCTGATGTTATCACCGGTTGGTACACTCGTAGCTTTGATATTCCATACTTAGTTAACCGTATCAAGAATGTGATTGGTGGGGACGTCTATAAGAAGATGAGCCCTTGGCTAGCTGTTAACGCTAAGACAATCCCTATGCAGGGTGGACGTGAGATGCACGTCTATGACCTTGAGGGTATTCAACAGCTTGACTACATGGATCTGTTCAAGAAGTTTGGCTACTCGTATGGCCAACAAGAATCGTACAAGCTAAATCATATTGCTCACGTTGTATTGGGTGACGCTAAGATATCTCTTGGTGAGCATGGTAACCTGCACACTCTGTATAAAGAAGACTTCCAGAAGTTCATTGACTATAACATCAAGGACGTTGAGCTGGTCGACCGTCTTGAAGAGAAGATGGGTCTGATTACTCTTGCTATGGTTATGGCGTATCGTGGCGGTGTTAACTACTCAGAGACGTTTGGTACGACTGGCATCTGGGACTCGATCATCTATCGTATCCTACACGCTCAGAAGACTGTTGTTCCACCTAAGATTATGCAACAGAAGCAACAGTATCCTGGTGCATACGTCAAGGCTCCTATTCCTGGAAGCTACAAGTGGGTGACGTCATTCGACCTTAACTCACTGTATCCTCTGACGATTGTTCAATACAATATGTCGATTGAGACTCTTGTTCAAGGTAAGATTCCTGGGATTGATCCTGATCAGTACTTGGATGGTAAGGTGTCTGCTGTTGAGCGAGCTGGTGGTGACTACACTCTGACTGCTACTGGAACACGCTTCCGTAAGGATAAGCAAGGTGTGATTCCCATGATCATTAACCAGTATTATGCTGAACGTGTTGCTGTTAAGAAGCAGATGCTTGCAGCTAAGCAGAAGTATGAGCAGAACAAGACTAAAGCTCTAGAGAATGAGATCAACACTCTTGAGAACCAGCAGATGGCTATCAAGATTCTTATGAACAGCTTATATGGTGCTCTAGGTAACAACTTCTTCCGTTACTTCGACATTCGTATTGCAGAAGCTATCACAACTTGTGGCCAGCTTGCTATTCGCTGGGCCGAGCGTTCGATTAACAAGACTATGAACGAACTGTTGAAGACTACAGATGTTGACTATGTGATTGCAATCGATACTGACTCGCTGTATATCAACATGGAGTCTCTTGTTAACAAGTTCAATCCTAACGATCCTGTCAAGTTCTTGGATAAAGTCTGCGAAGAACACTTTGAGAAGATCCTTGAGAAGGCTTATGCAGAGCTAGCAATAACTGTCAACGCATACGACAATCGTATGGTTATGAAGAGAGAAGTGATTGCTGATCGTGGGATCTGGGTCGCTAAGAAGCACTACATCTTGAACGTCCATAACAGTGAGGGTGTGCAGTATGCTAAGCCTAAGCTAAAGATGATGGGTATCGAGGCTGTTAAGTCGTCAACTCCTCAGGTGTGTCGTGATAAGTTCAAGCAAGCGTTTGAGATCATTATGACATCTGACGAGAAGACTACTCAGAAGTTTATTGCTGACTTCCGTAAGGAGTTTAGTAAGCTGTCACCTGAGCAGATCTCGTTCCCTCGTGGTGTATCTGATATCGATAAGCACCACGATCGTAAGACGATCTATGGTAAGGCTTGTCCGATCCATGTGCGTGGTTCACTACTATACAACCACTACATCAAGGAAAGGGGATTGGAACAACGCTATGAGAAGATTCAGAACGGTGAGAAGATTAAGTTTGTATACTTAAAGACTCCAAACCCTATCAAAGAGAATATCATTGCCTATCCTCAAACCCTTCCAAGAGAGCTTGACCTTCATCGGTTTATAGACTATAATAAGATGTTCGAGAACGCTTTTGTGGAACCACTTTCATCTATTCTGGATGCTGTTGGTTGGGACATTGAGCCTAAGGCATCATTAGAGGAATTCTTTGGGTGAGCTATTCGTTAACAGTATTCAAATCACCTAGGTGGTGGGAAGAGCAGCAACGATTCGTGTATGATAACAAGACTCATCGTCGTATTGACTTTGAGTCTTGGGAACGCTTTAGCAAATTCTTGTATAAACTATCAGAACGACCTTTGGAGGGTAAACAAAATGCGGAACTTATTTCTCCGGCAGTATATGAAGCTGGGACTACACGATCCAACAAGAACGTACTTGCTTGGGCAGGTTGGTGTGCTGTTGATATTGATGACTGGGTGTTTGAGGGAGACCTAAAGGATGAACTTCATAGTAGGATTGGCCGTTGGAATTATGTTGTGTATAGCACTGCGAGCTCAACAATTGATAGACCGAAGTTTCGTATCGTCTTCCAGCTTGACCGTGATGTCCAATCGACAGAAATTCGGCAGTTCTGGTTCGCCCTCCAGTCGCATTTGGACGACCGAGGAGACAAACAATGTAAAGACTTCTGCAGAATGTATTACATCCCTGCGCAATATGCTAACGCTAACAACTTTATTTTCAGCAATGTTGGTGATCCTGTTGCTGTTGATTTCCTTCTGGCAGCAT